TACCGCAACTTTGTTGAAGATTTCTTCTGGAGAAAGGTTCTCGATGTCTTGAGTCGAGACGCCAAGTTTCTCAAAACTTCTGGTTACATTTTCCGACCCGTCTCTTGCTGCTTCGATGTTTCGCAACAAAGCAGTAAAGGCCACTCTCAGGCTGTCAACGCTTTCGCCAGTTCTGCTTGCTCCAAGTTCAAGCGTCTGGAGGAACTGCAGGGACGTTCCGAGTTTCGTGGCTTCTATGCCAAGTCTCTCAACAAAATCCTCTAGGTAAATCAATGCAGGAGTTGCCGCAGCCGCTCCAGCACCGGCTGAGTAAAGAGCGGAAGTGAGTGTTCCAAGAGGACCGACCAAAGCAAGAACGCGAAACGCAACGGACTTGAGAATTGTCTTCCCGAAGAAGCCGATGCCCGTCGCCGCTGTTGCAAGAGCCCCGTTCATGATGAGGCTGCTATTGGTGAACACTTGAAACGCCGACGCGGCAGAGCCAGCCGCATGAGCGGCAGATGTAAGAACACTCGAAACCTTGTATACCTTGCCGTGCATCTCTTCGAGTTGCTGGTTGAGCAACTCAACGATGTTCGTAAGCAAAGAAATGATGGTTTTCGTGTCTTCGGTGGAAGCGTTGAGTCCACCGAGCGTCTCTTCCGTCTTCTTTACGCCCTGCTGAAGATTGGTCGCATCAGCAGTAATCTTCATTGCGAGGCCAACTGCGTTTGCCATCATTCACCTCGCAATTGCCTGCTCAACTCTTCCATCGCCGCACGAATCTGGAGATCGTGTTGCGGTGGACGCTCGATCGGCACAAAGTCTTGCGGCTTCGGCGTTTTCCCTCTTCCTGAGTACGGTGCAAGTATGGCGGATGCAATCACTCCCGTCTGATGCCAGGAGTCGGCAAGCGGCATGTAGAAACGATGCACGGCCATCCATTCGCTCAACTCTCTGCTGCTCATTGTTTCGCATAGTTGAGCCACCGTCATTCCAAGAGTTGCAGCCAACCGGAAGAGGAACAACCGCGTTGGCCGCAGATTCAGTTTTTTGCCATCTCCTCAACATCTGCATCAGCAAGTGCGTTGTGCTGCATTGCCTTCTCCCAGATGCGAGTAATCGCCCGAGCGGATTTCTTTGAAAGAACGCCTATTTCATCAGCCGTGAACAGCAAGTCGCCTTTCTCGTCACAGAGGACTCGCTGCAAAAACTTGCTGCGAAAGTTCTCGACTCCCTTGTTCTTGTTCACCATCCAATCGTTCTCGTAACTGTCTCGCTCGCCGACAGTCATCACGCGAACGAAAACACTGCCGCCCCACTCAGGAACCTGAACCTCAAGGAGGCCCATGTCATCGGCTGCGAGAATCTGATCTTTTGTGAGTGCCATGTTTAGTTATCCACGATGCGAAAGGATACGGTGAATCGCGTCACACCATTCCGTTCAGGTGCGACAGCCACCGACTCCCAGATAGCATACGTTGAAAGCCCAGCATCTCCACCGGAGATCACCAGTTGGGCTCGCGTTCCGAAGTTAGAGATATTGACGTTCGCAATACCAAGGCAGGTGACGCTGACACTGCCCTGCTCGGCTGACCACGCAGTGTCCCTGCCGGTGCGAGAGCCGCCGTAGTTCCACGACAACTCCTGCACCTCGGTGAACGGCGTACCGTTCCATGTGACAGAGATGCCGGTGGAGTACGTTGCCATCAGCGTTAGGTAGTCACACGAACTGTAGCACTGCCACGGATGACGTCATTCATGGCAAGCGTCACAGATGAAGAGACGACAGTTGCCGTCGCACCAGTGATGTACGTGCCAACGACAAATGACCCAGAAGTGCCACCCGCAAGTTGAGTTGTGCCGATGTAGTCAAACGACACTTCCTTGCCGGTCTCTCCAGTAGCACTGCCCTTGAGCGGGCGAGCCTGAGTCAGCATTGTCTCTCCAGTTGTCTGCCCGAGATGGCTGATGTCAATGCGGTCAGTCTGACCGCTAACATCGGAGTAACTGATCGAAACATTAGTGACGGTGTAAGTTGAGCCGCTGAAAACAACCGTCGTTCCTGGGGCATCATGTGGCGTTACTGCCATCGTCTAACTCTCCTGCCAGAGAATGTCGTACTCTTGAGTTACGAGATATGCGTTCGGTACCTCCGAGCCATCCAAGGCAGCGATTCCATCGGATTCTGAATCGAGACTGCACAGGCTCACTTGTGTATTGTCGAAACTGCCCCTGAACCCATCCAGAACGCCGCGAGCGGCATCCGCGGCTTTTCTGGCGGTGATGTAGGTTTCGGCATAAATCTGCAAATCGAGCCGAACTGTTGGGACTCCGAGAGGCTGAGATAACGTCTGTTCTCTTCGGACAGAGGATCGACGCCATATGGCAAACGGCAGGGCCGCATCGGCAGGGGCGATGTTTGCGTAGACGCGGTGACCTGCCAAGGAAGTGAAGTCCGCATCGCTGATAAGCGCATTTCGTATGACTGTCTCAGGCGACTTCCAGATCATGGCTACGCTTTCGGAAAAAGATTCGCTATCGACCCGTTCGTGATACGCAGTTGCTTGCCGATCGACTTCTTCGCGCTTGAAGATATGGACGATGCAGATCGTTCAAAAGAGTTTTTGATTGGTTCAAGAGGCAGGACCCTGCCTGTGCTGACCGTTTGCCCCTTTTTTGCTCGCTTGAAAAAGGCATTCGGATATGCAGGGCGTGTCTTCACAGGAGGGTACACGCCTATCATTTTGAAAGGACCGAATCTCCTGAAACTTGACGCCACAGGACCCTTCGTCCTTCTTGGGTCTGTCCCGAACTCAAGAAATCCTGCATGGAACGCACGGTTCTGTCCGATCTTCACCGTTCCTTTGCTTGCGGCGGCATAGCCTCCAGGGACCGCCCTGTATCCAACAAGTCCTACGGCGTTTCCGCTTTCTTTATATGGGACAACCTTTGCAATCGTTCCGTTCAAGAGATTGCCTGTCGGTCCCCTATGGTTTTGCCGTATGTACGACCTGAGTCCCTTTAAGCCGACATCAACAACAGGCTCCATCGCCTCGGCCATCTTGCGGGCGACGACATCTGCCTTGTATTTCTCTTGCAGAACTTTCCTTAGTTTGCTGAGTTGAGGCTCAAACGTAAGTTCTTGGACGATTTCATTTCCGCTGCTCATTCTCCGATCTCCTCACACACAGCGACATGCTCTGAGCGGTTGTCATATTCAAGCAAACTGACAATCTGCAAGACGCGACTTCTCCAAACAAAGCGGTGCGTATGTTTCAAGCCACTGAGGTATCGCATGCGAACGCGATGCGTGATGCGAGTCTCCTGCTGACCATCAGCAAGAGCCTCACGCGAACTGACTCCGTTCACGCTGGCCCACACAGTTGTCGAGTCAGACCATGTGAACGTCGCTTCGCCAAGTGCATTGTTGACTTGCGTAGGAACCTGCACGGTCACTCGCTCTCGCAACTCACCGGGGCGAATCATCTGTATTGCCCCCACTTCTGTGAGTCGAGGAGAGCCTTGACGCCAAATGGCACTTCATTTGATGCCACATTGTCAGCGGCAAGCCTTCGCTCGTAGAGGTGACCGACGTGCATTAGGATCGCATGGCGAATGGCAGCAGGCACATCGCTGCCGCTGGCTCCGTAGCCGCCCCACCATGTCACCGTGATGGAGTTCTGGTCTGCGAGGTGGCTCGGCCATGAGCCGCCATAGTTCGTGCGAGCAACGCCAGGGGTAGAGTCGCGGTCAACACGATACTCGCTCGTTGAGAGAGTTGCAGTCGTCTGCGAATCACTGATCGTATAGGTGATGCTGACTGCCGTCGTCGTGCCAGCCTGAGACATTGGCGGTCGTGGCATCTCGACTTCCCAAGGAAACGTGTCGAGTTTCATCTGCCACTGCGTATAGACCAGTGTGCGGTCAATGTAGGCTTCTGCCCACTGCCTCGCAGCCGTGATGAGTGTGCCGATGTAAGTGTCATCGTCGCTGGTATCAACTCGCAAGTGAGCCTTCGCCTCGCTGACGCTCACCGGCTCAACTGCGGCGTCGGTTGCTCTCTTCAGCGAACGATACTCAGTTCTTGCGGAGTGAATGAATCTCATCCCGGCACTCTCCAAGAGTTCTCAGGTCGCTTGTTCGTCGTCAGAAAATCGGTGCTGTACTGATAGACAGGCCCAGACAAGTTTTTACCGGGCCATGTCACCATATATTCTCCATGTCCAAGCACGACCCTTGGAGAGACGAACAACCGATTTCCTGCCTTCTTGAACTGCTTCCAAAAAAAGATGTCGTCATCAGTTCTGCTATCTCCCCACTCGCCATCGTCGTTCGGTATTCCTTGGAACCACGGCTTCGGAGTCCGCTTGAGTGCGGCTGTTGAGATGAACGTGCATCCGAAGTGTGCGGTGTCTACCTGCTGAACAGGTGCGCCGAACCATTCCATCGGCAGAGAAGAGTGAGATTCTTCAGGTGGGTTATCCATCGTGTCGAGCAGCGTCAGCATTGGCCTGCCGTCCTCACGCTTTGTTTGCAAGCCAGTGACGGCATCGCATTGAAACGTCATCGCCAGAGTCAGCAGATGCTCGACATCTTCCTTGGTGAAGAATGTGTCGTAGTCGATCGTGAGGATGTACTCGCATTCGTCTACGAACTGCTCCATTACTCGCTGGAGACATTGGCCCCAGAACGCACCTGTCACCTTCGTTGGCCGAATGCCAAGCGGCATCAAGGCCTGAGCCCATGTATAGAAGTTGTCCATGAAGCCAAGACGAGGCACTGACATCACTGCTTCAACACGAACGTCAGCGGTTGTGTCACCAACTTTGATAAGCATTGCAACTCCAATAAAAAACGGGCGAGCGTCGATGTGACGCCCGCCCGCTATGTTATCAGTTGCCTGTCAGTGTCAACCGGCGACCGCAGCCTTGACGCCCTTTGTGGTAGCGTCCTTCGGGCCTTCTTCGCCACGGCTCAGGCGAGCGTTGCTGGCAATAACCGAAGCAGCCTGCGGAGTCGCATAGACATTGAGGTAGCGGCTCTTGCCGCGAAGATCAACGTCAAAGCGAACCACATTGGTATCGCTGGTGTTGCCGGGAGTCGGCACGGTGAAACCACCTGCACCACCACCGACGAACGCCGTGATGTCGCTGTAGGACGAGGTTGTATCCCCTTCCTGCAACTTCAGAGCAATCGCAACAGCGGAGTTCGTTCCAGCCGCAGCGACCGGCTCAAACACAACGTCGATGCTGGCATGGTCGAAACCAAGCGTGTCGATGCTGTGCTGATGAGTCGTCGCGGTGGTCAGGTCCGCCGTGGCGATCTTGGTGACAGACTTACTGTTTTCTACTGGTAGCATCTCTATCTATCTCCGTGAGATCAAGAAGCGAACTTAAGACCGACGATCGGGCCAGCAACCGATGTGCTGCCGAGATCATGAACGACCATCGCGTTACGAGTTGTGGCGAACGTCAGCGTCTGATCGAACTCAATGTAACGCTCGGAAGCGGTACGGATCGAAACAGCACGTCGCTCACCGAACGTCGCAGCCTGTGACAGATCACCGAAGAGGCAGGCAATCTCCGAGGCAGTGCCGGTCAGGTCGCTCACCATGCTGTGAACAAGCCGGACAGGAAAGCCAAGGAAGTTGAGGCCAGCACCGCCAGCAATGTCGCTGGCAGAGTTGCCACTGCCTGCCATCATCAGACGAAGCATCGAAGACCCATAGCCAGCCGGCGAGATGTACCATGCTGCCTGACGACGAGCGTACAGAGGCAGGCGGCTCACCGTGTTGGTGAAGTCATTGAGGTCAAGGTTGTCGAACGTGTTGTTGCCGCTGGCGGCATTCACGACCGACTTCGTGTGGCTGCCGTCGTTGATCTTCGTGGTCACGCCAACAGTACCGTGATAGGTGCTGGTGCCGTCACCGATGAAGCCAGCGTTGTCGAAGGATTCAGCAAACGCCTGAGCCACTTCAACAGCCATCGCATCAGCGAGGTCGATGATGGAGTCTTCAAGCAGCGAGTTTGGAACGCGATTGGCGACGCCCCAAATCTTCGCAACGAGTTGCACGTTGTCGAAGGTCACATCGCTGGTGCTGACTTCGGTGTTTTCACCAACAGCACGGGCGGCGAGTCCACCAGTGCGGCGAGCGATCACCAGGGTGTCAGACGACATCGGCACGCGGCGAGCGTACTGCGGAAAAGCACCGTACTCTTCAACGAGCCGGATGATTTCGCTGCTCATCTCGTCGCTGACCAGAACGCCGCCAAGCGAGTTGACGCCGCCAGCCTGAGCCCGGCTTTCAACGCGATGGTCTTCGCACCAGCGGCGAGCCTCAGAGTCGTTGAACAGCGTAGCCTTCAGGTGCATACCAGCACGATAGGCTCGCTCTTCAGCATTCGCCCCCACGAAAGCCTTGAGGTTGCCGACTGCCTTCGGCACGGCGAAGTAACGCTTTTCTTGCACGGCTGGTGCCTCCTCAGTTTTCTTCTCGATGGCTGCGGCAGGAGCAGATCGCTCAAGCACGGAACGCAGTTCAAGTTCCTTCGCCTGAATCTTTTCGCAGAACTCGATCTTCTCCTTGATCTTGTCTGCTCGCTCAGAGAGTTCGCGGAGGCTTGCTTCTTGCTCTTCGCTCATTTCAGCGGAGCCTTCTTCCATGCCTTCTTCCATTGCTGACATCTCAGCGACAACGGAAGCGAGTTCGTCGAGCAGTGCCTTAATCTTTTCTGCGTAAGCCATCTTTGGTTACTCCTGTGTACGGCTTGGCGTAGTTTTCGCCTGCCCCTGAAACTAAGAAACAAACTAGCGGACCATCCAGACTGAAT